GAAAGATGGGGCGGCTGCAAGCTATGATGCCCTGTCACAAATTAATGAAATAAAATATGCGGATTTGGATTCTGCATTGGAGGGAACGAAACGCTCCATTGAGGGTGTGTTCCTACCAACGGTAAGCCAGATGTCCGCAGGAATAACAGATGTATTTTCCACACTGGGAAATGCAATCAATGAAGCAAACGGAGATTTCAGTCAGATAAGTGTGGCAATTGGAACAGCCATAGGAGATGTGGCAGCCATTATCACAGAGCAGATGCCGATGTTCCTTGAGTTGGGACTTAATATCGTGACCTCTATCGGAGGTGCGATTCTGGAAAATCTGCCGATTTTGATTGAATCTGCGACAAATATTGTGCTGACTATTCTGAATTCACTGATAGCCGCCCTTCCTCAGATAACCGAGGGCGCTTTGCAGTTGGTGCTTACACTGGTCAACGGAATTTTAGCGAATTTGCCACAGTTGGTCGATGCTGCGATTCAGATGATTGTCACACTGGCAACCGGAATAGGAGAGGCACTGCCACAGTTGATTCCGACCATAGTCGATGCGGTGATTTTAATATGCACTACTTTGCTGAACAACATGGATAAAATTCTGGATGCCGCTTTTTCCATCATTACCGGATTAGCCCAGGGACTTCTGAATGCACTGCCGAAATTGGTGGCTGCTTTGCCTCAGATTATTTCGTCCATCATCAATTTCATAACCACAAATCTGCCTAAGATTATTGAGATGGGTGTTAAATTGGTGGTTCAGCTGGCGGTTGGATTGGTTAAGGCGATACCACAGCTGGTGGCAAGTTTACCTCAAATCGTGACAGCCATTATTTCCGGTATTGGAAAAGCTGCGACCTCTATTGTGAGTGTCGGAAAGAATATCGTGACCGGACTTTGGAGTGGTGTTTCTTCCATGATTTCGTGGGTAAAGAACAAGATTTCCAGTTTTGTTGGGGATATCGTTGGCGGTATCAAGAGCCTGCTCGGTATCCATTCACCATCCCGTGTGTTTGCTGGAATTGGTGACAACATGGCCAAAGGTCTTGGCGAGGGCTTCACAGATGAAATGGATAAGGTGTCAAAGGATATTAACAATGCCATTCCTACAGACTTTGATGTAGATGCAAGGGTGGGAGCGAATACACAGACTTCCGGTTCGGGAAGTGGCGGAACGGTGATTACTTATACCGGCCCGCTTGTGAGTGTAGCACAGATGGTAGTACGAAGTGAGGATGATATTCGAAAGGTATCACAGGGACTGTATAACCTGATGCAGTCGGGAACGAGGGCACAGGGAATTATACCAATCACCTAAGAAGGAGGAGAAGCATGGGATTTTCATTTCAGGGAATTCATTCGAAGGAAAAAAAGCTGAAAGCAAGAATTATGGGATATCCCATGCTTCCGGCTTTTAGAAATAATACGGAAAGCATACCGGGAAGGTCAGGGATACTGGATTTTGGAATGGAGTATTCTGAGCGTATTCCGGTGGAATGTTCCGTGTTCCCGGAGCAGGATTTTTCTGCTCTGGTACATAGAATAGATGAAATTAATGGGTGGCTGAATCCGTATAGAGGGGTTCAGCCATTGATTTTTGATGAATATCCGGACAGATATTTTATGGCGAGACTGAATACGGAAATCAGCATGGAAAGAGTATCACGGACAGCAGGTGCGTTTTCTTTGGAGTTTATCTGTCCTGATCCATTCGGTTATGCCGTAGAGGATGAGGTGTTTTCTATCGCAGCAGAGGGCAAGACCACTGTAAACAGACAAAAGGGAAATCTTATATCTGAACCGATTTTTGAATTAAAAGCGATTATGGACAGCACCTCTTCTTATGTGGATATCGAAGTAAATGGGGAGTTGGTTCGTGTAAAAGGAAAACTTGCGGAAGGAGAAACCTTTGTACTTGATACGGCAAAGCTGACGGCTAAAGTTGTGGATTCCAATACCGGGGTAACATTGCGGAACGCTCTTTCACAGCTTGATGAGTTGGTGTTCCCGGAACTGAATCCGGGCGGTAATGAGGTTCTGGTTTCTGTAAGTGGTGCAACCTTTACGGAACTTACGATACAGGGAAGGAGCAGGTGGGTGTAATGGGATTAAAACTGCTTGTAAATGCAACCGAAGATTTCACAGGCGAATTTCGGAAAACAGCCAATACACAGGCACAGTGGAAAATGAATGATTCACCGAGTGGTGATGATACAACGCTACATGATTCGTCCGGTCATGCGAGAAATTTTACCATCAATGGATGGTCGGGAACAACAGCATCTACCCGTGCCGGAAAACTTGGGAAATTTTTTCGGTTCAATACCGTAAATCCAGCAACGGAAAAAACACATCTAAGGGCAACGAATACAGGGGATTTCTTCACAGAATTGGGAAAGAGAATCGTGGCAGGAGGGTGGATATACCCAACTACTTATTCGGTAGGGACAACATTTGTACCTATTTTCAGTACCAGAAGCGGTCCGGGAAATCCTCTGTTTTATCTTTCCCTTCGTTCAGGAAGATTGCGAAATATGCTTTATGATGCTTCTGGTACGCTGATTTATGACGTTATCGAGCCAGACCCGATGGGGGTGGTGCTGCAAAACAATGGTGCGTATTTTATTGGAACGGTCATTGATTTGGAGGCAAAGACTGTACAAAGCCTTGTTTGTGACAGAAGCACAGGGGATGTGTTTAAGACAGCAATTCGTTCTTTTACCGGGGAACTGAATCCTTCCTGTACTGCAGATATCGTCATGGGAATGTATGCAGACAGTTACTACTTTGCCGGAGGATTTGATGATTGGTTTTATGAAACGGATTCTAATCTGACAATTGATGATTTGGAAGCACACTTTCTTTCCGGTCTGTTAGCAAATGGTGCAGATGTGGACTCGTCTGTGGATGCCATATCAAATCCGGGCAGTGTGACCTTAAAGCAGACGGACGGTGTATATGCAGAAAGCGGTGTCCTTTATACAAGGATTTTAGACCTTGGGGAAGGTGGTCTTGCCGGAGAGGGAAAGATACAGCTTGTCGGTACGGTGGATGCAGGGATTACATCCATTTCGGAAGTCAAAACAAGAACATCTGACTCTTTGGAAGATGTATCTTTTTCAGATTGGGAAGCGGTTGGAACGGATGGAGTGATACAATCTCAAAATTTAAGATACATTCAGATACAGATGACGCTTTCTACAACAGATACGTCTATGACACCGGAACTGAGTGCAATTCAGATATACGAGACACCAAAGGCCCCCTATTCTAAATTGGGATATGCAAGGCCGGTGGTGTTAAGTGATGGTGGAATCAGGGAAGCAGTATTAGAAAATGCCTATGACATTATTGTTACGAGTGAATTGAACGGTTCTGACTATTTGGAATTTTCTATTCCATTCAAAGATGGGAAGCGATCATATCTCGATAATGAAAAGAAACTGCAGATTACTAAGGATATTTACCGTATCCGAACAGTCACGGATGATAAGGGTGAGGACGGAAAGACGGTAACGAGCATTTATGCGGAAGCTGCGTTTTATGACCTTGCATATTCTGAAAAGAAAAGTGAACAGACATATGAAGCGGAAACCGCAGAAAAGCCGATGGCTTATGCACTGCAGGGAACCGGATGGAGTGTTGGAAAAATAACGGTATCAACGAAACGTTCCTGGCAGTCCACGGATAAAAATGCCCTTTCCATGCTTCGTACCATTCAGTCCATTTATGGTGGTGATTTGGAGTTTGACAATGTAAATAAACAGGTCAGCCTTCTGACACAATCTGGAAGTAACAGTGGTGCTGTGTTTGCCTATCGTAAAAATATGAAATCCATACAGCGGGTGGTGGATACCAGAAGTCTTGTGACAAGACTCTATGCTTATGGTGCAGATGGTATGACCTTTGCAAGTATCAATAATGGAAAGGAATATGTGGAGAATACGGAGTATTCTTCAGAAATCAGGGTATCAACGCTTGATTGTTCCTCTTTTACCAATCCATATCAGATGCTTGAATATACCGAAATGCGACTGGCAGATTATTCTAAGCCGAGTATTTCTTATGTCATACAGGTAATGGATCTGTCTGTACTGACTGGGTGGGAGCATGAGAGTTTCGGTATCGGAGATGTGGTAACCGTGGATGATAAGGATTTGGGAATCCGAATCAGCACGAGAATTATTCGTATGGATTATAACGTGCAAGAGCCGTGGAAGACAGTCATTGAGCTTTCCACCAAGTTAAAAGAACTGGGTGATTCATCTGCTTCGTGGGAGAAGGCAGCAGATACTCTTTCCTCATCGGATTTGCTGGACAGACAGGAGATGAAGGATTTGGTGGTAAACAACCATCTGCTGAATTCCAGAGCAGATGATGGATTCAGCTATTGGCAGAATTCAGGTTTTGAGGTGGATGGAGAAAACGGTGCTTCCGGCAATGCAAGTTTTAAGTGTGTGGGAGCGCTGAATACCACAAAAACACTGTCACAGGAAGTATATCCGGCTACCAGAAGCAGCTACACAGTATCGGCAAGCATAGTAACTGAAAATCTGAAAAAGGGAGCGAATGGAAGGGTTGGCATTGAACTTATCATTGAATATGAGGATGGTTCGGAAGAAACAAGATTTGTAGAGTTGTATTAGGAGGAATGCACCATGTATTTTACGAGGTCGGCAGGAGCGGTCAGTGTTACCGGAATAGAAAAAGTGAAAAAACTGACGGTAAGGGTAGTGGTGCAGGACTGTACAGGAACCGTGCGTTTTACGGATGTTATGCTGCAGGGCGGTTCGGTAGCAACCGCATGGGTTTCCCATGTGTCAGAACAGAGGTACACCTTTGATGCACAGGAGGTGTGAGGATGGAGTTTATTCGATTTGCCGGAACAATCAATACACATGAAGAAAAGAAGGTGGCAAAGGCTACCGTAAATGTAATTTTAGAGAATTGTACCGGAACCTTTTATATAACAGATATCATGTTTCAGGAAGGTAAATGGCTGACCGGGTATGTGGTAAATAATCTGGAACTTTTGCAGAAAAAACGTGTGGATGGGGAGATAACACCTGTCCGCTTTTTTAATGGGATTGTCCGTTCCGGTGTTACAGCAGTGATTACCAATGACGGAGAAGTATCAGCCGGGCTGAATTATCACATCATTCCAAAAGATACGATGGCAGCAGGAGACATGAGT